TAAAAGCAAGGTACAAGGTGTTCCCAAGCGCATACGCAAGCGGCGCAATCGCAAAGTGCCGAAAAGTCGGCGCTAAGAACTGGGGAAACAGCAAGAAAAAGCCTGTAAAGAAGGCTATGGGAGGCGTTATTGAGCCTTCTAACGAGTTTCGCAAGCGTCCAGTGCGCCGAATGGTAAAAGGTGGTGAAGTAGTCGCAAATGGTTGCGGGAAAGTAATGTCCAGCCGCCGCAAAGTGACGAAGAAAAGCTGATGGCAGTTAGAAAAACAAAAAAAGGCGCGGCTTTAAAGCGTTGGTTTAAAGAAGACTGGAAAGATGTGCGTACAGGCAAGGCTTGTGGTCGCAAAAAAGGTGAAAAACGTGGAACACCTTACTGTCGCCCAAGCAAGCGCGTAAGCTCAAAGACCCCGAAGACAGCTTCGGAGATGACAGCGAGCGAAAAGCGTAGTAGAGTGGCACAAAAGAAGCGAATTGGGCAACCCGCGGGTAAACCTCGGAGGGTAAAAGCTCTAAAAAGGAAGAAGAAATGACAATATCAGGCTCAACAGACTTTGAATTAGACGTAGCTGACTACGTTGAAGAGGCTTTTGAGCGTTGCGGCTTGGAAGTTCGCACTGGATATGACTTAAAAACAGCAAAAAGGTCCATGAACCTTATGTTCGCTGACTGGGCTAACCGTGGCCTCAATCAATGGACCATAGCTGAAAAGAACCTGACAGTTGTTCAGGGAGATGGCACTTATGACCTTGGAACCTCTACAATAGACATATTATCTCTTGTTGTACGTCGAGATGGCACAGATTACGCCTTAGACCGTATAAGTAGGGATGAATACTTAAATATCCCAACAAAATCCACAACAGGTCGCCCAACGCAGTATTTTGTTGATAGATTGATAAATCCTGTCCTGAAAATGTGGCCTTTGCCCGATAATAGCACTGATGTGGTGTATTATAACGCCTTAATACGCCTAGATGATGCCGATACTTACACAAATACAGTGCAAGTTCCCTTCCGTTTTTACCCTGCTTTAGCGGCTGGTTTGGCCTATTATATAAGCATAAAACGCGCTCCAGACCGCTCTCAACTCCTAAAAACGGTGTATGAAGAGGAAATAGGTCGAGCAATGGATGAAGATAGAGATCGCGCATCCTTTAGAGTCGCTCCCGATTTGAGGAATTACCGTTATGTCTAAGTATGCCACAGGAAAGTGGGCATATGGCATATCTGACCGCTCTGGCTTCAGATATAGGCTCAGAGACATGCGTAAGGAGTGGAATGGGCTTCTTGTGGGCAAGGACGAGTGGGAAGCAAAGCAACCACAGCTAGAGCCTCTTCGCGCCACTCCTGACCCCCAAGCACTGCGCAATCCACGGCCTGAACAGAACATTCCGCAACAAGACAATATACAATGGGGCTGGAATCCGGTAGGAATGGCATACGATGGGGGGTTAACCCCAAATAATTTAGTTGCTACTGGTTCTGTCGGTAGCGTTACGGTGAATATATCATGAGCTTTACATACGCACAATTAAAGACCGCGATTCAGGATTACACTGAAAACACAGAAACAACTTTTGTGAACAGTCTTGATATTTTCATTAAAAACACTGAAGAGCGCATACTCAAAATAGCTCAGTTAGAGGTATTTAGGAAGAATCAATCTGGGAATATGGCGGCAAACAACCAATATCTTGCCCTTCCTAGTGATTATTTGGCTCCCTACAGCCTTTCTTTTACAAGTGGGGGCAACAAGGAGTTTGTTTTATTCAAAGATGTGAACTTTGTTCAGTCATTTAACCCGAACAATTCTACGTCTGGCGCTCCTAGATACTATGCGCAGTTTGATATTGATAATTTCATACTAGGTCCAACTCCAGATGCGGCCTATGAAGTGGAGCTTCACTATTTCTATCGTCCAGCAAGCCTAACGGCGGGTGCTGAAGATGGAACAACATGGTTAAGCACAAATGCTTCTGTTTCAATGCTGTATGGCTCTTTAATCGAAGCATATACATTTATGAAGGGTGAAGCTGATTTAGTTCAAAACTACACTCAGCGGTTCACTGAAGCCCTTTCTCGCGTCAAAAACTTCGGAGAATCACAAGAAGTTACTGACGCTTATCGTACTGGTCTTATTTTGCGGGAAAAAACATGATAAGTATCAGTCAAAACAAACATGTTAAACTTATAAGGAGATTGTGACATGGCCTTTTCAGGTAACTTCATGTGTACGAGCTTTAAGAAAGAGCTTCTTGAGGCCGTGCATAACTTTAAAAACTCAGGTGGAAGCACCTTTAAGATTGCCCTTTATACGAATAGTGCATCTTTTAACGCCTCTACGACAGCTTATACTGCGACTAATGAGGTTTCAGGAACAGGTTATAGTGCTGGAGGGAACACTCTAACACGAGTTGATCCTACAAGCTCAGGAACTACAGCTTTTACTGATTTTGCGGATACAACGTGGTCGTCTTCAACTATTACCGCTCGTGGCGCAATGATTTATAATGATTCTGCCTCCGGTAATCCAGCAGTCGTTATTTTAGACTTTGGATCAGACAAAACGTCCACAAATGGTGACTTTACTGTAGTATTCCCAACGGCAGATGCTTCTAACGCCATCATTCGGATAGCCTAATGACCGATGTTATCGTCCCCTTTTCTGGTTGGGGCCGAGGAACGTGGGGCCAACTCGCCTTTGGCGAAGGCTCCATTACGAACGCTGGTGCCGTTGGAGGAATTGGCTCTGTAACAATAGTCGCAGAGGCCAATGTCCCTGTGACTGGTCTACAGGCCGCGGGTTCAGTTGGCGGCGTAACCGTTGTAGCAGAGGCTAACGTTAATCCAACTGGCGTTTCCACAACAGGTGAAGTTGGCTCTGTAAGTATTATTGAAGGCGTAGGCGTTAACGTAAACGTCACTGGCGTTGCGGCTACTGGGTCCGTTGACTCTGTTACAGTTATTGGAACAGCCGTTGTTAACGCTACTGGAGTAGCTGGCACAGGAACCGTAGGGTCTGTCGTCGTCACCGCCGACTCAATAACTTCCGTTACAGGCTTGGAAGCTACAGCTTCTGTTGGTGCAGTCACTACAACTGCTGACGCGAATGCTCCCGCGACTGGTATTGCGGCTACTGGTACTGTTGGAACAGTAGAAGTAGGAATATTTGTTACTGTAAACGTCACTGGCGTTGCAGGAACTGGTCAAGTTGGTGCCGTAGAAGCCAACGCAGATGCAGACGTTCATGTCACTGGAGTATCAGCGACAGGTATTGCGGGTCAGGTCCTCGTTTGGGGGGCTATTGTTCCAAATCAAAATCCGAGTTATAATCCCATAACACCATCTTCCACCCCCGCTTGGAGTGACGAAACACCGTCTCAAACTCCGGGCTGGGATGACATAGCAGCATAGGATAGAAAAATGCCTAGTACATATACATTAAACAACGGTATCGAACTCATCGGCACAGGCGAACAGTCTGGCACATGGGGAAGTACCACGAATACAAATTTAGAACTTTTAGATACTGCGCTTGATGGTCAGGTCACAGTAACTTTAAGTTCCACAGGGTCTTCTGGCGCTCCAAACGCACTTCCAATTAGCGATGGCTCCAATTCAAACGGGCGCAACCGATTGGTTATTTTTAATGATGGCACTGATTTAGGCGCTACAGCATACGTTCAGTTGACGCCGAATGACTCTGAAAAGATTATTTATGTGCGTAACAGCTTGTCTGGCTCTCGTAGTATCTTGCTTTTTCAAGGTACATATAACGCTAGTAACGACTATGAAGTACCTGCGGGTACGACAGCGGTTGTGTTCTTTAATGGGGCTGGAAGTGGCGCGGTAGCAGCGAATGTATTTAACAATGCACATTTTGATGCTTTAAATGTAGTTGGAAGTGTGACAGTCGGCGGAGGCGTGACTGTAACAGGCACTGTTGATGCGGGGACGGTTGAGTTTGACAACCTTTCTGGTACTGGAGCAGTATCTGTCACTAATATTCTCGACGAAGATGATATGGCCTCTGACAGCGCAACAGCGTTAGCGACACAGCAGTCTATTAAGAAGTACGTTGACGATAAGGCCGCGGCACAGGATACGCTTGCCGAGGTTCTAGCTAACGGCAACACGACTGGCGGTAATGACATCGTATTTAGCGCAGGGGACAATATTACCAACGCTTCTGGCGATCTAACCATTGATGTTGTAGGAGAGCTTATAATTGATACCGACCTTCAAGGTGAAGGAAATGGAATATTACTTAAAGATGGTGGAATATTTTATGGAAACATATTTAGGACCGAGTCTGATTTAGTCTTTATGAGTGTTGCTTCAGACGAAGATTTAATTTTTAAAGGCAACGATGGTGGTTCAACAATCACTGCCCTCACCCTTGATATGTCAGAAGCAGGTAGAGCAACCTTTAATGATGTTGTCAGAATACCAACTAATTTAGAACATGCTGGTGATGCAGATACTTTCTTTGGTTTTCCTGGAGCAAATAACTTTGTTATTACAGCAGGAAATGTAAGTAGGGTTTATGGAAGTGCGTCAGAAACTGTTATAAATGAAGATAGTGCAGACCTAGACTTCCGCGTTGAGAGTTCCAATCACGACTATGCCCTCTTTGTCGATGGTGCATCTGGTGGCGTTCAAATGGGCGATTCGGACCAATTAACCGTAGGTACTCCGGGGCATGGTAGACTTGCTCTTGTTAGGACAAATGGTGCGCCACAGTTAAATCTTTTCCGTGCCGATGGTTCAATTTCAGGTGGGGATGCTTTAGGTAATCTTACTGCTTTTAGCAATGACACTGATGGAAACTCCATAGAACAATTGGCTCAGATTTCTTTTCAAGCTGACGGCACATTTAGTGCTAATGACAACCCTACAAAAATAGTTTTCTCAACAACACCTGACGCCTCAGAAACTATGCGTGAAGTTGCCAGATTTGATAATGCTGGAAATTTCAGAATGGCAGCTACCAGCGGCACGATATACACCGAAACATCCGGCACTAGCAACCTTCGCATTGGGCAAGACGCAGGAGATAATATATCCTCTGGCGGCAATTATAACACCTTGATAGGTACTGATGCAGGAACGGCGATTACTACCGGGGATTCTAATGTCGCCCTTGGATATAGGGCGCTTTACAGCGAAGATGCTCACGGCGACAACACAGCGATTGGTGTCGGTGCATTGCAAACCTTAAACGCTGGAACAAATGCCGCCAATGTTTCTATCGGCAACAACAGCGGAACGGCACTCACTGATGGTCTTCGTAATGTAGTTATAGGTTACAATGCGGCATCTGCGGCAACAACTCCTGATGACTGTGTAATCATTGGTTGGGAAGCGGCTCATAACGCTACACTAACAGGGCATGATTCAGTTCTTATCGGGAAACGGGCAGGATACAATTCAAGCACTGGTGGAGCCTCAGTTTTTATTGG